ATAATTAGAGGAACAATGTCTGTTGGAGATGCGTTTAGAAATATGTTAAATGCAATGGCAGATCATTTTATAAAAACAGCAGCAAGAATGATGGCAAATCAATTTCAACAAGGTTTACTTAGTCTTGTTGGTCAAGGTTTAGGAAGTGCTTTTAGTTTTGGTAGTTCTTTTAAAAACTTTGGAAGTACATCGGTTGGTACATCAAGTCAATTTGTAGGAAGCGTTAAAGGATTTCCTACGTTTGCAGATGGAGGCAGACCACCAGTAGGCAGAGCTTCAATAGTTGGAGAACGTGGTCCAGAGCTATTCGTACCAGATAGAGCAGGTACTATTGTTCCAAATAACGCAATGGGAGGATCTACAAATATAGTAATAAATGTAGATGCTTCTGGATCTTCTGTTGAAGGTGATGAAGAACAGGCAAATGCTTTTGGATCTGCTATAGCCACTGCTATACAATCTGAATTAATCAAACAAAAACGTCCTGGAGGTTTACTTGCATAATGGCTACCTTTCCCTCGATCACCCCAACTTACGGAGTCCAGAAAAGATCAAAACCAAACACTAAAACAGTAAGACTTGGTGATGGTTATGAACATAGATTACTCTTTGGTCTAAATCAAAACCCTAAAATATTTAATCTAACTTTTGAGGTATCAGAAACAGACGCAGATACGATTGAAACTTTCTTGGATGCCAGAGCAGTTGATAGTGCCAGCTTTACTTTTACACCACCAGGAGAATCTAGTTCTTCTCAATTTGTCTGCGAATCTTGGAACAAATCAATACCATATCTAAATCGTGCCAGAGTACAGGTTACATTCAGAGAAGTATTTGAACCCTAATGCCAATACCAGTATCAGAACTACAGAAGATAAATCCAAGTTCTATTATTGAACTTTTTACCTTGACCTTAGATAGTACATTACATGGATCTACAGATGTGCAGAGGTTTCATGCAGGTACAAATAAATTAGATAATACAAATATCATTTGGCAAGGTAATACATATCAAAAGTTTCCTTGTCAGGCAGAAGGATTTGAATTTGATGGGGCGTCTAAATCTATTCCTCGTCCTACCTTTACAATCAGTAATATTTTAGGAACTATTACTGCCTTGTTTGCAACTGTTAATGCTGTCACTGCTAATAATGATCTTAATGGTGCAAAATTTACAAGGATTAGAACACTGGCAAGGTATTTAGATGCTGCAAACTTTACTGGCGGTACAAATCCATTCGGTACACCTGATACGACACAGGAATTACCACAGGAGATATATTTCATTGATAGAAAAGTTGTTGAGAACAGAGAAGTAGTGCAATTTGAATTAGCATCTGAACTTGATTTGATTAATCTACAACTTCCTAAGAGAGTAGTTACAAGAGATCTGTTCCCTGGTGTTGGAACGTTTATTAATCAATGACATGGCAGGAAGATGCTTTTGTTCATGCAGAACAGGAAGCACCTAGAGAATCATGTGGATTACTTGTTAATTATTTAAATAAAGAAAAGTATATTCCTTGTAAGAATCTTGCTTTACATAATGATTTACAGTTCTTGTTAGACCCTTTGGATTGGGCTGATACGGAAGATAGATATGGCAGAATCCATGCTGTCATACATTCTCATCCGATTGGCACGGAGCATCCAAGTGAGGC